TCTCCCGACAACCGACACCAACGGTCTTCAGACATTCCTGCTCGACGGCTTCCAGCTAGGCAGCAGCAGCAACGTCAACGCTTCTGGGCAAACCTATGTCGGCTGGAACTGGATGACCGATACTTCTGGGTCAGGCAGCAGCAACACTGATGGGACAATCACTTCCACCGTACTTGCCGATCAGACGGCAGGATTTAGTATTGTCAAATATTCAGGAAACGGAACCAGCGGTGCGACAGTGGGGCATGGTATCAACGCTGCTCCAAAAATGCTTATAGTCAAAACTATAACAAGTCTTGCTACCGACTGGCCGACTTATCACATAGATTTAACGCCCGGCTACAGCTTGTATCTAAACACTACCGGTGCAGAGAACTCATTTGATAACTGGGCAAGTACAGCCCCAACGTCATCTGTATTTACCTTATCTACTTCAAATTATGTTAATAATGCGTCAAGAGATTACATCGCCTATTGTTTCGCAGAAGTCGAAGGCTTTAGCAAAATTGGCAGCTACAGCGGAAACGGCTCGACAGATGGCTCTTTTGTTTGGTGCGGGTTCAGACCTGCTTGGGTTTTAATTAAGGCCACCACAACTAAAGATTGGCCCATGCAGGACACTACTAGAGACCCGTACAACGTCGCTGATAAGCATCTTTTCGCCAATTTAAGTGTTGCTGAATACAGTGATTCAAATCGGTACGCCGATTATTTATCGAATGGGTTCAAGCTCAGAACTGCTCACAACGCTGTCAACACCAGTGGTCAAAAATACATCTTCATGGCATTTGCAGAACATCCCTTTGGCGGCGATGGTGTCGCCCCCGTCCCGGCTCGGTAGGAGAAAACTATGTGGACACTAAACGGTCGAGTGATCCGGGAAGGTCGCTCATTTATCGATGACAATGGCGTGAAGCACCCTGCTTCGTGGGGAACCTATGAAGCCAGCTATAAGGCCAGCATTGGCCTCGTGGAGGTCACTGTCGAAGCCAAGCCTGACGAACGCTTTTACTGGGTTACCGGCCCGGACATTACGGGTGCGTACACCTCTGTCGAGCGTGCGCTGGAAGACGTACCGACTGTTGACGAAGACGGCGTTCCGGTGATCGACCCAGACACACTGGTACAGCTATCGACACCGGGGCTGAAGTCTCAGTGGATTGCCCAGATCAAGCAGACGCAGGGTTCGCTGCTCGCGCAAACCGACTGGGCATACGTTCGCAAGATGGATACGGGCATTGCGGTCCCGGCTGAGATCCAGACGTATCGCGACGAAGTTCGTTTGGCGGCGGGCACCATCGAGGGACAGATCGCAGCGTGTGCAGATCTCGACGCTTTCAAGGCGCTGTTTGTGGTTCCGGTCGATGCCAACGGTGACCCGACAGGGAACGCTCCGATTAACAACTGGCCTGACGCCATCTAGGAACGTCGATGACCCTGACGAAGCTCCAGTTTCAGCCGGGTGTGAACACAGAAACCACCGCCTATTCTAACGAGGGCGGGTGGAACGACTGTGACAAGGTACGATTCCGGTTCGGGTTCCCCGAAAAGATTGGCGGCTGGCAGAAATACAGCAGCAATACCATTGTTGGAACGCCCCGCTCTCTCCACGCTTGGCGAGCTCTTGATGGCAACGAGCTTATGGGGATCGGTACTCACAAAAAGTTCTATGTCGAAGAGGGCCTTTCGTATAACGATGTAACTCCCCTACGTTCCACAACCACGGGCACCGCCACTTTTTCTGCGACGGCGAGCTCTTCGACAATCACCGTTACGGACGCAGGGCACGGCGCACTAGCGGGAGATTATGTCACGTTTAGTGACGCCGTGAGCCTTGGCGGTAATGTGACCGCTGATGTTCTTAACCAAGAATATGAAATTCAGACGGTCCCTACTGTAAACACCTACACGATTACGGTCGGTGTCACAGCGGACGGATCTGACACCGGGAACGGGGGCGGCTCCACTATTGCGGCCTATCAGATCAATGTCGGAATTGACACCGTGGTCCCCGGTACGGGTTGGGGCGCGGGAACGTGGAGCCGTGGTACGTGGGGCTCGGCGGCTACTACGGTAGCCGGTGGCGGCACCATGCGTATTTGGAAACAGGATAATTTTGGCGAGGATCTTGTTTTCAATATTCGCGACGGCGGGGTCTATTACTGGGATTACTCTTCGGGGCTTGACGCTCGTGCGGTAACCCTTTCCAGCTTGGGGTCTTCGGCACCGACGGTTGCTCGTCAGGTTCTGGTTTCTGACCGTGACCGTCATGTGATTGCGTTCGGCTGTAATCCCGAGGGTAGCTCTACGCAAGACAAACTTCTGGTTCGTTTTAGCGATCAGGAAAACGCGACCGACTGGACGGCAACTGCGGAGAACACCGCGGGTGATTTGGTCGTCGGTAGTGGCTCGGAGATTGTTCAGGCGGTAGAGACACGTCGTGAAGTTGTGATTATCACCGATGCGTCGGTGCATTCGATGCAGTTTATCGGCGCACCGTTTACGTTTGGACTGACCCAGATCAGTGCAAACACCACGATCATTGGCCCTAACGCCGCTGTCGCAATGGGCGATGCGGTGTTCTGGATGGGGCGTAACCGGTTCTATCTATACGATGGTCAGGTTAAGGCGCTGCCTTGCACTGTGCGGGATACGGTATTCCGTAACTTTAACGATACGCAGGCGGAAAAGGTGTTTGCTTCCGTAAACACTTCTTTTGGCGAAATCACGTGGTTCTATCCATCTGCGGGCTCGGATGACAACGACAGTTATGTCACTTTCAATTACGAACAGAACATCTGGTACTTCGGTAATCTGGGCCGTGATTGTTGGTTGGATCGAGGATTGAAAGAGTACCCTGTTGCGGGCTTCAACAACGGCTATCTCTACAACCACGAAATAGGTACGGATGCAGACGGGTCGGCCTTTACCGCATATATTGAGTCTAGTCCCGTAGATATAGGGGATGGCGATAAATTCGTGTTTGCAAGACGCTTGATACCGGACATCAGCTTTGCAAACTCTACCGACCAAGCTCTACCGCAAGCGACCTTTACGATTAAGACAGAACGGTTCCCCGGTACGGGTTACACAAGCTCTACGGCTACCACCGTGGGGGAATCTGCAACGCAAAACAATATCCGAGCCCGAGGCCGCTCCTTTGGGCTCCGCGTCGAGAGCGACGGGCTGGGTGTCGCATGGCGTCTAGGTTCGCCGCGGCTTGATGTTCGACCGGATGGAGCACGCTGATGCCCCGCGGTCTTGTCCCACCTCGCTTTGCGGTCCCGCCGGACACGTATAACAGCACATATTTCTCGGATATGGTGCGTTTGTTAACGACGTACATTATCCAAGAGCAGCAGCCGGGCGAGATGCGGGCCACCGTAGGCACGTTTACGGCGCTTGCCACAAACGATGTAGGCTTGGAGCAGGGCGCTCTGTTCGAAGTCGATGGTTTTGTCAAGATTTCTAGGCTTTCTAACCCGCATGTGGCGGGATCCAGCAGCGCAGGCGCGGTGGGTTCTGTTACGGTGGTTACACCGTAGGTGCTAAATGTCTGATTCTAATGTTATTGTGATGGGTGACGGCTCTCGTTGGAGCCCATCTACGTCTCGTGAAGCGGTGAAATGCGCTTCTTGTGATAACCTAGTGGATACGCCGGAGGAAATTCTCAGCTATCCTAGCGGAAATTGTCCGTCTTGCGGTAATGCGTGGACTGGCAGCGAAGAAAAAAGTATATTCATACAAGTAACAGTGCCTGAAGCTTTGGGCGGCGGAGCAGGATAATGGCGTTACCGGCAGAACAAGAACTAGAAGAGGTAATCATCCCCGACGGGGGTATTGCCGATTTCATCATTTCCGATGAGGATTATGATGAGCTTGCCCGTCAGGAAGCCAGCAAGACCTACGGTGAGTCCGGCGGTATTGCAGAGTTTCAGGAGCAGGCCGCCCGCATGGCCCAGTATGGCCGCGGCGGCGACCAGTTTGTAGCCCATCTGGCTCCGGGTGAGATTGTTGTTCCTGCCCCGCTTATTGAAAATAACCCGGAACTGCGCGACTCCATCTTTGGTCATCTGCGAGAGATGGGCATTGAAAACCCGGAACAGTATGTTGTTGGCGCTTCGGCTAACTCCATCAACCCGGAAACGGGCCTTATGGAGTTTGGCTTCCTTTCCAAGATTTTTAAGGGCGTCAAGAAGGTTGTTAAGGGCGTCGGCAAGGTTCTCAAGAAGGCCGCTCCGATTATTCTGCCCATCATTGGTACGGCGGTTCTTGGCCCGGTTTGGGGCGCGGCGGTTGGTTCGGGTATTGCAACCCTGATTAACGGCGGTAGTTTGAAGGACGCTGCAATCAGTGCTGCGATCTCTGGCGGTATCGGTGCGGTAACCGCGGGCTTTGGTGGGCCCGGCTCGTTCGGTCAAAACGTGTCCAGCGCTATGGACGCCGGAAGCTATCTGAATACGGTCGGTTCCCGCTTGGGCTCCACAATGCAATCCGGAGAGTTCTTCAGCGAAGGCTCGATCTTCGGTCGTCCGGGTTCCGTGAGCGGCCCGGATATGGCAGCAGCGGGTGCGCCAGACGCCTCCGTAACCGCCGCGACGCAGCCCGGCGTAGAGGTGGCTTCTTACGGGGACGCTGCTTTCACCGTTGCGCCCGAAGGCACAGGCACAGGGATTCGGCCAACGACTTCTGGTGATTTCTTAAAAGATCAATTTGCTGTCTCTCAGACCCCGGTGGCAGTTACCCCGGCAAAGGTTCCTAGCGTTACCGGGATGCAGACGGGCACATACCAACCTAATGTGGCCGAAGTTTTTGGCCCCACGCCCCCAATCAACGTCACTAAGTTTTCTTCCGGAATGCCCGGTGGCGAAGTGATTAAAACGGGTGCGGCGATGGATTCGAATTTCTTTAACCGCTCTTTAGATGCCGTTCAGGATTATGGCACGAGACTGTACGAAGAACCCCTGACCACGCTAGGTGATACGTTCTTCCCATCCAGAACCACAGCGACGGACGTTCTGAAGGCGAACAA